TTACCTGTTATACTAACTGTGCCTGTTAATGTTGAAGAATCTTTATATACATATTCTCCGCCAATATAATCACCAGTGACAGTGCCCATTGTAAAAAATTCATAATCTTCATTGACAATATTAACAGCAGCCACAGCGCTCTCATATTCGCATCCCTCAATGTCAAATTTTAAATCTTCAGTAGTTGATGCTTTTTGTTTAATATAAGATTTTGATGCGTTTGGCTTATTCTTATATCCAATATATAAATCACCTTGATGATCTTTTTGTGCACCACCAGATTTAGTATTAGTTCCAGTTTTTCTATCACCAACTTTACATGTCCACAACTCATACACATTATCTTGATATGCTACGGTAAAAGCATAATATTTTCCAGTTTTAACTCTTACTGGAGTATCAAAATCAAAAGTAGTTGCAATAGATGCATCTGAAGAAGTATTGATTTCTGATAATGTTAATGCAACTTTAGAAGATTCGTATTCTCTTTTAAAAACTGGAATTCCATCTTCAACATCAATCAAACTAACAATTACGCCTTTATCTTTTCTACCTTTACCAGAAATTGGATTTGGTTTTTTCTTAAAATATAAATTAATTCCAGTTAAATCTACAGTTTTTGCGCCTCCAAGTTTAGCATCATTTAAAAAGAAAGTTTGTACATAATCAAAATCTGCTTCTTGCTTTATTGTACGCGTACGAATCTGCGACGCGCGTTTGACAAGCTTTGGCTGTTTAGGTAATACAAATTTACCTACTCCTTGGACTCCAAGTAACTGATCTGCAATATCTTTTGCAATCTTTACTGGAGCAGTATTTGAAGTAGGTGCAATTACGTTTAATTTTTCTAATGTTTTATTGTTAATAGTAACATTAGTCGTATTTAATGTTGTTCCAAATGGAATTAGAGTAATACTTTCTTCAGATAAAGTCTTTTCTTTCATACTCATTAATTGCTCTACAGTTCCTCTTGGAATTTTCTGCCAAGCAAGCCAATACATAGAGAAAGATAAATCACCATCTTCGTCAGTCCATAAGAAAGTTTGACCATATCTGTTTCCATCACCAGAAACACCTTTTGGCTTATAACCTCTAGAACCACCATAACCATAACACCATTCAGTAATATTAAGATCTTGAAAAAATACTTTATATTTTGTATTAGGTTTTAAATTTTTAAACGTAAAAGGTCCGCGCCTTTGAATTGGTTGTATTGAAGAAGCAACGTCACTGGTTTCTCTCAAACCTTTAAATGAAGAATTAAGATCTAATTTAAAATTCGATCCTAAGTTACCTAAATTAATATTCATCTCTAAATGCCTCCAATGTTGCCAATATTAATTTTTCCAATTTTAATACCTTTAATTGCAATGTTTTTTGTAACGTCTACTTTAACTGTCGTAGACGGTGCTTTTGGTTTACTGCCTGAAATTTTAGCAGTAATAGCTGCTATTGCAGGTGGTACGATTCCTTTTGATAAATCTACACTTTTAACCACATTCTTAGGTGGAGCTGGTCTTGGCACTTTCCTCTTTTTCTTAGGAAGCGCTGGTGGCTCCGGCGGTGGCGGTGGCGGTAGATTTGGAACTGGTGGTTTTGGTGGAACCACTATTCTAGCACTGCTAGTTCTAACGCTTCCAGTCTGCTTAAACGTATCAAGAAGATCTCTAGTTCGAGCATCCACTTTATGATCTTCACTGAAAATTATTCTTCTTGTAGAAGGCGTCTTAGGCGGCCGCTTAGGAGGTCTAGCCGGCACGACTTTAGGTGGTGCCTTAGGCGTCTTAGGCGGACTAACTACTTGCACCGTTGCTGCTATTGGAATGTTAATAGGTACAGTAGCACTAAATCCATAACCGCTAATATTTATTGTTTGCGGTAACACCACTACATCTCCAGTCGTTGTTGGAGCTGTAGAAGGTGGAACAGAAGGTGGCGAAGGCACGGGTGTTGGTGGCTTCGGCGGTGCAGGTGGAGGAGTTGCTGGAAGAGTCACAGCTACCGGTGGAGGATTAGTTGGAGGTGGAACTTTAACCGGATTTGCTTGATACACCGGATCAATCACTAATTTTGGAGCTGGATAGCAGAAAACTGCGTTCCAAGCTGTACCAACACCACTTCTAACAGTAATTGTAATTTTATTTCCAAGAGATGAATTATAAGTAAAATCATATGCTCCTAGATTAGTAACCCAATAGTTATTATCATATACTGCATTTGCCTTCACCGACCCTGCAGGTCCTTCGTCCCAGCGAATCCTTGAGCTCTTACCACCAGGCTTTTCTCTTTTTTCTGCTGCAGTAAGAGTTCTAAACGCTTTAGTAGAACTAGTGAATAAAGTAGTAGATCCCTGTTTTACTTCAAAACGATCAGCACCGTTATACACATCAAAAAATATTGTACATATTTGTCCATTGGCTGCACTATTAGATGATAATGTAAAAGTGTATGAATCTGATGGGAAAATTGATTCTTCGCCATTAAGTCCTGGGCCATTAGTGTTATTTTTATTTTTAATTGCTACACACTTAGTTTCTACCTCTTCTACTACAACAGGTGGAGGAGGAATTACTGGTGGTGGAACTGGTCTTTCACGTGTCGGTGGAACCACTGGAGGAGGTGGAGGTACTACAATTACAGGTCCATCTGTAGAACTTTTTTGACTAACAATATTAACAACATTATATTTAAATTTAATCTTTTTACCATCACTATTTGTTGAACCATTATTAGCAGGCCTAAATGCAACTTCTAAAGGATTCTTAGATGGGCGTAGTCTATAATCATATATTGAAGAGTTTTGTGCAGGATCGTCTACGTTAGTCATTGATGCATCAATAAATTCATCAGTAAAAAATCCAAATTTATATCTTTCTAAAGTAGGATCAACTGAACTAGATAATACTTTATTTTTAACTTTTGTTTCATTATCACTTAAACTTACATAATATTCTAAAGCTGCAATCCTGTTTTCTAAGGACTTAATTTCATCCATACTATATCCAGGAGTTTGCATAGAACTCGCTTCAGTTGTAATAGTATATCTTTCCAATCTTCCGGTTTGAATAGTTTCATTATAAACATTAACTGCTAATATCTCAGTCATGTTTTCTGATAATCTTTCAGGAAGAGATGGATATGGAGGAATATCAGCAGTATATAATAAGAACTCATCTGCCTGTCTAGCTTGTCTTAATTTTTCTCCTTCTAATATATCGAAAGTACCATCAGTATTTAAAATAATACTATCATCTCTAGAATCGTAATAAGTATAACTTAGTGTTATATCACCTTCTGGTACTGGAAACCTTTTATCTGTAGCAGCAAATCTAGTAGACTCTGTTACTGCACTTGGATTAGTTGGTGCTAATGCAGGATCTGTCTGATATGTTGTTGTAGCTGAGGTGATAGGTCTAAAATCTAAAACTTCTCTTAAATCATAATAGTTTCCCTCAGGTCCTGTGATTTCAGGAATTTCTAATGTATTAATTACAGTTCCATCAGTATCTAATTCTGATAATGTTTTTGTATCATCTAAAGAATATGAAGAAATAGTTTTTAATCCTTCTGAAGACGTTGTAAAGCAATCTAATTCAATTAAATATACATCACTCGCACCTACTGTCCATTTTGGATTTTTCTTTAAATGTAAATAACCAACGTCTGCGTAATTTGTTTTATGATTATGATTTACGTAAAAATAATTTGTAATATTTGTATCGCTAGTAGTAGAACCGTCATAAACTGCACGAAGTCTAAAAATATCTGGTATACCTAAACACCATGGTCCAGATGTACCTGCAGCATTAGATGAAACATCAATCTTGACATAAACTTTTCTATTAACTGTTTTTGATGTTGGATTAGTTAAAGTTATTTTTTGATTGAAGATAATTGATGTAGTTCCAACCCCAGATGTTAAACTCTCTCCGAGATCAATATCTAAATTATTTCCATTTACAGTAGCAGTTCTATTAGCCCTAGTTGAAAACTCAATTGGAACATTTGCAGGTAATATTCTTTCAAAAGTTGCAGATGCATCAATATCTGCTAATGCAGCGGTGGGTTGAAATTTAAAAGAAGTATTGTTAAGAATACTTCGTACTCGAATAATAGCTGTATTAGAACCACCATCGGTTAATTTAAGATAATCACCATCAGTCAATTCTGAAGTAAATTGTGTACTTAATCCAGTCAATGTTCCACTACTATCTGAAGAATACGTTCCAGAAATACTATCTGATATGATTAAATCAGTTTCAGGCGTAATTATAATTTCTCTTTTTTCAGCAGTAGTGAGGGAACCAACGTATGGCCATGCAGCACCAGCATCTGCAGCAACGCTGAATTGGGAAAGAGTATCTACGATAATGCCAGTTTCTTCAGTTTTATATTTGTACGTAATGTTGGTTGTTTCTACTAAAGGCAATTGCGTATTATACATTAATGCGTTATTAGCAACACCATATAATTTAGCAACAGATGTTCCTCCACCAGAACCTGGTTTAGATTCTAATATTAGATCAGCAGTAGACGTAGAAGTTCTTATTGCTTTAACATTATCAAAAGATTTTCCAGCATTCATTTTAATATCAAATAGATATATTCTAAATACTGCACCAGGATTTCCAAGATCTCCTCCACGTTCCCACACTACAGACCTAACTCTAGCCTTACCTATAGTGGATCCAATATTTGGTATTGTACCTGCTCTTACAGATAATGCATTTTGGACAGAACTTTTAAGATCTACTTGATCTCCTTCTGTAAAAGAAAGATGTCCTGCATATTCATTTACTCTTACATAATTTCCATAGTTAAAATCTATTGCCGTATTTGAATACGTAACAATATCTTTAGATTTAGAAATTTCTAAAGTAGTATTTCTATCTGTCTTAATTCTATATCCTGAAACGTATGCTTGACCAGGATCAATAACATAATTAAATACGTTTTCAGAATCGGCCATAGAAGTTGGAGATTTTGTTGTAATGTTAAAAACATCTAAGAAATAATTACCAGATTCTTCAAATGTTCTTTCCGCCATTATATCACCAACAGCAGCTAATTCAGAACGATCTCTTGTTTGTGTAACTTTACCTTCTGAAAATTTCCAAACAGGATAATATTCAGAATCTTCCTCAGCTTCACTATCGGTTTTAATAGTTAAAACTGGCGTTAATGATAATCTATGTGCACCCGGCGCGTTTTCATTTAAATATCCAGCTGCATTGTCATATAAGCTATTATCTACAGAACTATTTGCAACATATTCTATTGTAGTAAATCCAGCAGAAACGTTACTTGGTGTATTGGCATATTTTTCTACAATGTGCCATTGTGGTTGTACGTTTAAAAAATATCCTTTTTGGTATATAATACCCTCTGTAATTTCCATAGCATAACCGACACCGACTGGATCAGTAAATTCATTAGTAGCTACAGTAACTTTTGTCAAAAACGCATTGGGAGTTAGATCTAAAGCATTGACTTGATCTGTTGATGCTTGTGTTGTTGAAATTGTTACATATGGATCAATATAATATCCAATACCAGCAGCTTGCATATTAATATTATTGATAACGCCTACAGAAGATGTATTAACAGATGCTACTGCGCCTCCGCCAACAAAATCCATAAGTACAGCTTCGTTACTAGTAGTTCCACCGGTAATATTAAAGGTTCTAGAAAAAGACCAACTAGAATTATTTGCTAAAATTAATTGACTGGTAAGTGGTTTTAATCTTAACACCACAGCTTCTGTATTAGAAGAAGTATCAATTGCAGTAATTTCTGCTTGAGCGCCAGTGGTTGATTGGGTAATAGTTTCTCCTACTTGGAATGTACCATTAGAAAATTCTAATCCACCTGAGGTATTTTGTACTTCAATAGCTGATAGAATAACGACACTATCCGTATTAAGAAATCCTTGGGAACCATTAGCAACATCAATAGAATATAGTCTTAAATCTTCATTATATATCGTTAATAAGTTACCATTTGAAAACTCAGGAGTAGTGCCATCAAGACCACTATTAAGATAATTTAAATATAAAGTATTGAGATTTGGATTTTGTGATTCAAATCCAGACTCAGACTTAATTACTCTAGCCACAAGATTAGTAGATGGTTGTACAGCTAATAAACCTAAATACCGATCAACGTCAACAGCGCCACCAGTATATGTTGTATCTTTAATTTTAATATAAGGAACAGCATAGTGAAAAGTTGCATCGCATCCTTCTAATAAAGCTCCTCTATTAATAACATGATCACCAAACTTAGTAATTTGTTCTTGCAGAACACTTTGTAATTGGTTAAGTTCTCTTACTTGTACAGCAGCGCCTGGTCTAAATAAAATTTTATAATAATCTTTTGCATGCGCTGTTTCTGCGTCGTCAAAGTATGGGGATGCTTGTAAATCTGTTTGAATTGACATTTATTTTAGAACTCCAAAATTACTCTTATTTCTTCAGATTGATTTGAATCTCTAGAAACCGGTACATCGTTTTGTAAAAAGACTATAGCTCCACTAGTAGGATCTAAATCTCCATTGTATTTAGTAAAAGGCGCTGATAAAATCGCAGAAGATTCATCTCCAATAATATTTACGCCGGTACTAATATTTCCAGATACTCTTGTCAGTGTTAAATGCGTAGAATTTGCTGAATGTACATACGCTGTAGCAGATGAATTTTCAACAGAAGATCCTTGATAAACTATTTCATTTGCTAAAAATGTTCCACTAGAAACTGCGCCTACACAGCGAGTCATCTGATTAAAAGTAGAAAAATTATATTGACTATTTGCCGTAGCATATCTTTCATTAATATCAATGCCAGATGGTTTTGCTACTGCTCCAGAAGATAGACCAATCATATATTCGCCTATTTCTAATTTTCCTTTTACTGCATCTAAATAAAAACTATTGCTTCCAATTTTTTGTCTAATTTTTGAAATGCAAATCCTATTCGCAATATAAACGTCTGTTGTAGAAGAAGTCCACGGAGGTGCATCAAATAATGTTATAGTATCCTCAGCTGAAGCACTATTAACTTCTGATATATGATGGTAATTTCCTATCGTATCATTCAAATAGATATAATCTCCAGTTTTAATATATTCATCGTACGCAGTTCCTGCTAGATTCGCAGTAATAGTAACGTTTCCACCAATAGTAGTAACTTGTGAATAAAGTCTAATCTTTTTAAACTGAACTACAGTTTCATTTAAAGAAAATTCTCCATCAGAACCATCACTATCATCTGAAGCTTTAACGAAATGTACTTCAACATTAGCAAATACAGGATCTCGAATAATACCAAATTGTCCAAACGTATTTGTTGCTTCTACTGTACCATCTTCATCTTTATTAAATAGGGTATATATACCTAAAGCTTTTCCTCCAAGTTCAATCGCGCTATTTGCACCATGCCCTCCCGGTGGAGGAATGATAGGTCTTATTGTTGATGCTGTTGGAACTACAATATCACCAGCAGATCCTGCAGGTCCACCATTAGCAGCGGCAGGTCCACCCGTTAATACTTCAGCTGTTGCATAATTATAATTTTCTCCAACATCCAATATTTCTACTTTGTATATACTATTTGACGCTGCATTATTAATTAAGGCTCTTGCTATAGCATTGCTAGATTGAGTGCCATCTGAAACAATTTTAATCTCAGGACTTAATTCATATCTAGTAGAAGAATCTGGAGTAATTGTAAAAGTGTTTGCAACCTGTACAATCACACCAACACCTTCTAGAAGAAAAGAATCTGTTATCCTTGACCACTGTCCCGCCCCAGTTCCACTTAATAAATGTATAATAGTATTACCATAAAATCCATCTGCTGTGCCTGAACCATCTGGTAATTTATAAAGAAAAGTATTACTTTGAACTTTAACATCACTTAAAGTAAATTGTCCAGATACAAAATTATTATAATTCTTTCCACCATTTTCTACTAATATTACATCTAATGATCCATCAACTGCATTAGCTTCAACTACAGTATTAGCAACAACGGGAATAAAATTTTGAGTTGCAAAATTAGAAAATGTTAAAGAGTCTATGCTATACATATACTTCCATTGATATCCATCGGAAGTTTCATAATAATCGTCGCCTGTAGTATATAAAGCAGCATCATATACTACATCGCCAAAAGTTGGTTGAATTGTAGATGCTGCGTTATTTGCATTATATAAGCATTTATAAACGTGCTTATAAGAACTTTCATCAACAACAACGTAGAAAGGTTTATCATAAAGATCTGGATCATCGTCATCAAACGAAACATATGTATTACCAGCTTGCCAATCGTAGCGAGGAATCATAACTCGCATATCACTTTGATTTAATCTTTTCCCAAATATCATATTTCTATACGTGTCAATATTTAAATCTTGTCCACTTCTTGAGGGAGCAACAACATCATCTTCAGTAACACCACTGGCCACATGATCACCAATAAAAGAGTAATACGTAGTATTGGCTGGCTCTGAAATAGATTCAACCATTTGCGTAATAAGATGCGTTTTAAATTCTCTTGGTACTATTCTTTTTGACATAATTCAATGTATCTCTATAATTGATTATTTATACTAAGCGTTAGAAATAACATGCGGATAAGTTACGAAATCGTCAGCGTCAATGAATGTGTATTGTTGCTCAAGAATCTGATTACGAACTGTCGGTGAGAAGAATACATCTTCGTCCTCGAATATAACATCTTGCGATGCACTAATAATAATAGTTGGAGAATAGAAAATATTCTCATTCAACAACGCAACAGTAGATTTCAATTCAAAATCAATAGATTCAGATGAAGATAGAATATCTAATTTTACGTCAGTGGTAGCTAAATAACCGCCAAACGGTTTGGTTCCAGCAACATGTAATACTTTAATTAAAGTATCTTTATAAGCATCGAAAGGCAACGCCGTTAATACTTTATAAGAATATTCTTGATAAAAATCGTTATCTTGAAGATATTTATCTGAAGATAAAAATGATCTTCTATTAGTATGATATCCTATTCCAACACCTTGTTTGCCTAGATATCCAGTAACTGAAATAGTTTTACTGGAATCATCTGATGATACTAATGTCAAATCTTCTTCTTCAAAATATCCAAATCCAGAATCTACTACTTCAACTGCGGTAGCAAATCCATCACCAGTAAAAGCTTCAGATTTTACTATAGCGTTTAAACCAGTTCTTTGTTCTCTTCTTTCAACATAAGTACCATTATAATATTCTGGCGGGCCTTCTATAATAGTTGCAGAAAAATTAGTATCTTCTGAAGTTACAATTTCACCCGGAATAAAATTGTTGTCTAAATCTAATCTAGTAATTTTTAACGTTAAATTTTCTCTATCATGCACTCGCAACCTTCCACGAGTACCAGAAGTCTGTCCAATCAATGCTTCACCAATATTAAAATTAAGACCTTGTGTAGATCCGGGTGGCAATTCGTATTCTGCAAAAAAATCGTATTTTTCTATATGGTACATTCTTGGTTCATATATAATAAAAAATGGATCTGCTGCATAACCTCGACCAGGATTTCTACTTACTATTCCTTCTATGGAACCAATAGTAATATCTTCCCAAGGGCCAAGAGTTTGCACTAAAGTATCGTTAAATCCTCTATCAAAGTTATTATTAACTTGGTATAAGTTAGAACCAATAATAGTACTTTCTGGGATTGCACTGATTAACGTATCATTAAAAGATTCTGGTATAATAACTTCTTCATTATACCCTACGATTTCAAAATTAGCTTCGGTTTCAAAGCCGGATATTGTTGTAATATTAAATGATGTTTCTACTGGATTACCTAATGCGTCTTGAACATAACAAGAACCATTATAAAAGGTATTAACAATATTAATTATTCCTAGATTAGTGTTTGAAAAATTACCAGCACCAATAGCGGGAAAACTTACACCATCTCGTTCTCTTTCTAAAGGATAATCTGTTCTAATACAACCAACACCATAAACTATATCAGCATAACTTTCACCGAGTTCAATATTTGAATATGCTTTTGAAACAGTACAATTAGCAAATAATTTTCTGTAATTCCCACCAGCATCGGTATTAATTGTATAGTATTGTTCTAAAATATCTCCAGCATTTAATACACCCCCAGAAGAATCATATGTAATTGTTGCTGTATTAGAATATCCTATTACATTAGCAGACGCAGATACGCTAGTAGAACTTACTACATTAGAAACAAACGTATTACCAGTTAAATATATTTCATCTCCCAAATTACCAGCAGAATATGTATTAGAACTATAATTTACTACAATAGTTCCTTCAGTATCTCCAGCTTCATATGTAGAGCTTACAATAGTTCCAGTAAAAGTTATATTATTACCAACGTCATATGAAGTTACAGTTTCACCTATACTAAACTCTTCTGGATCTGCTACAGTAGCATCATAATCAACTGATAATAAATCTTGCTTTACATTTTCAAATTGCATTACCGGGGTTCTTCTATATAAGAAGTCATTTCCGTCTGGATAAAAAGATCCAGTTACGCCTTCAATAGTATAATCTCTAGTAATTAAAACACGATCCGAACCTATAATTTCAGCGTTAGCTGTGTATCCCCACCCACCATCTAATAGTTCAAAATCGATTACACCAACATAACTAGTAACGTCAGTAATTCTTCCAATACCTTTTTTCCCAGCACCATCTTCAACATAAGTAGTTTCTCCTAATTCAAATCCAGAATCACTACGATTAATACTAAACTTACTTAATGATCCTACAATTTTAGTAGTAACATTTGTGTCTTTAAATAATGTTGAAACTTGCTCGCCGGTTTTAAAATTTGTTTCTGTAACATTAGCTAAATATAAAACGCTAATAAATCTAGTATCTTTTTTTACTTTAACTAATCTTTCTACATAAGCTTCAGCACCAGTCTTATTACCTCTAATAATTTCACCAACCATTTGAATATTTGTTGGTGATTCAACAACTTCTAAATATTGTACATCTACCCATTCATTATCTGATAATCTAAATAAATCATCTGAGGGGTAATATACTTGTGCTTCTAATCCGTGTATTAATTTAAAAAACAAATCTATTGCACGCGGTGTACCTTTAGATCTATAAAAATCTAATGAATTTTTTATGAATAACTGTTTATTAGACGCAGTAGTAAACTGGATGTTAGAAAGATATTTTTGTTTAAAGAAAACTATAAAATCTTCAATAACTTTATCAATATCACGATAATCGGGTAATCTTCTAGCGTGATAATATATCTGATTTTCAGATTCTAACCACTCATAATATGCTTTTACAAATGAAATAAACATTTGTCCTTCTTCCCGATAAAATTCTGGGAATAGTCTTTCTGTAAAAGGACTTATGTATTTTTCTAGTTCTTTCATTATAAACGAACCTGAGTAACACTTACTTTAATATCTTGATCTCTAATAGCAAGAATAGTTCTACGTTGTGATGTAATATCTTTTTCTTCAGTTCTTGCGTATATGTCTAAATTGTTTCCAATGATTTGATCTGGTTTAAAAGCACTTAATTGTAAAAATCCTCTAGTATAATCTACTGTTCCAATTTCTGAAAATAATCTGTGCGTATTTCCCTCGGTTGACATAATTCTCAACACACCTTCACCATCATCTTCAATAAAACACTCATTACCTCCAATAAAAAATGGTGTTGAAGAAATAATACTTTGTTCGTTTTCAGGATGATCTCCCGGCAATTGGCCAATATCATCTTTTAAAGCTATACTAAAATCTATATCATAATTAGCACTAGAAATTGTATTTGGATTTATACTTTTAATAGCTAACAAGTCTGTATCATTACTAACAATAGAAAGATCTGAATCATCTATATCAGCAATTAATCGAGAATAACGTAATGTTTTATTAAAGCCGTCAATATTTTGTGTGTTATGATTCTGAATTGTAGAAATTACAAGCGCTTTAATATCTTCAGTCGATAAGCTAGTCTCATTAATATTATATTTAACTTTAGTGTTAACTAAAACGTATGTATAATCCGGCGTTATAAACACTGGATCAATTGCTAATGGACTACGCTGTTTAATAAATTGACGATAAACATTTCTTCTGGAAGGCGGAAGTTCGTCAGTAGTTTTTAAATCTACTGCTACAATAACCTTACCATATTGCGGAGGAGTTTCTTCTTCTCCTCCATACGCTGACACTGCATTAATTTCAGAAAAATTAGCTTTTAAAATTGTTTCATAATCACTAGCGGTAACAACTCTTTCTTGCGTATTAAATGCTCTTGGCGCATTAAATTTAATTGAAGAAATACTTTCTGATATAGATCCACCAGCAGCTTTAGAAACTGTTGTAATAGAAGTGATAGTTGCCGTTCCAACTTTACCATCTGCTGAAAATTTACCAATTCCGTTTGGTAATTCACCGTTACAACGACGATATTGAAGAATTACAATTGATCTATCTTTAGGTCTTCTGCCAATAACACCATCGCCGAATAGAACTTCATATGTTTCATTTTCTGCTGCTTGAATAAAGAACGATTGCGAAGTTGCATTTAATCCAAATAAATTATCAGCTTTCTTATAAGTTAATGTTTCAGCTCCATTATCTTCTAATACCGTTACTAAGAGACTATTAATATCTACTGTTTTATTATTAATAATAAATCTTTGATTATCATTAGAATAATTCATTACATATTGATCTGATACATAATCACCTTCATATAATGTTACATTATTAGAATAGAACTTTCCATCATTTCCACTAATGGCTTGAATATTTTCTGATACAGTAAATGTAAAATTTTTATTATCTACTGTACCAGTAAAAGATGTTCCTCTTGGGATTAATAATATAGCTTCGTCTGAACTATCTACCATAACAATATTAACTTTTGCTTGCGCAGATCTAAAAGAACGAGGAATATAATTTAATTCTTTAGCATGTGATACTACAGAATCCCGCATTAAAGCAGTATCTAAAAACATTTCATTTCCAATCATATTTAAATAAAATGAATTTAGATGGGTATTATGCGCAAGAATATCTAATAAAACGTTAATATTAGAAGCATCAAAATCATAATCTTTAAATAGATCTTGCGCTTTCATATACGTTTTAAAGTTATCTTTAATAGTATCAAAATCTAATGATGTTAAATTAATGCTAGTATTTGCTGCCATTTATCTGACTCTGTATAGTGTAAGGTCTAATCTTTCTGTATCAGAAGATGTTATAATAGCAAAGAGAATACTTACTTCAACTGAATGGGTATCTTCATCAGAAGTAACTTTAATATCTATAATATTAACCCTTGGCTCATATTGCTCTATAGTATTTTCAATATGTTGTTTAATTTCTAAATTTGTTTGTTTGCTTTGAGGCTCAAATAAAAATCTAGATAGATTACTTCCAAATCGAGGATTTCTTAATCTTTCATATTTATTTGTTAATAATAAATTTCTAATAGCTAGCTTAACAGCTTCAACATTAGTCTTTCTAGAAATTTGTCCAGTATTAGGATGAGGCCTAAAAGAATGTAAGAAGTCACTGTATAGATCTAGACTTCCTCCACTCTGCTTATATAAATCTCTATGCTGTTCTATTTTAGCGCCCATAAAAAGAGCCTCTTATATATTAATTTATTTATAACGTATTACTTAGGTGCACCAGTATCAGATTTAGGACCACTTCCTGCTGTTGGTGAACCATCATGTACATGAGTATGTAACTCAATACCATTAGAAGTAATACTACCACCAGCATCACCAATATTAATAGTGCTTCCAGTAACGTTAATAGTAGGAGCATCCATTGCAATTGAAGCGTCGCTTGTTATTGACATTGCTCCTACTGAATGTACGCTAGTTGTTCCATCAACATTAACAGAAGAATTGCCCTTAATCATTACAGTACTATTCTCTCCAACTGTTACTGTGCTATTACTACCGATTTCAACATTACTATTATTGCCAATTGCAACATCACTATTGTTTACTATAACAACTGAACTTGAATTTCCTACGAAAACTGTACTATCAATATCAATTTCAACAATACCATTACCCTTTACGAGTAAATGATTATCCTTCATTGTAATAGTCCAGTTATTATCTGTAATCTTATCTACACGTCTACCTTTAGCATCTCCTACATTTCCAATTTCAATATAAGAACCAGATGGATGATACGCGTGAATTCTTTCCGACGTGGGTGTATCATCAATTTCTATTGCATTGCCGCCTTTACTAGTATACGTTAAATTATATGGATACTTTGCAGCATATGCGCTCTTTGGTTCTTTTATTAATTCAGCATCACCTTCTATTTCTTCTTTTGGTAATGTGTTTGTTCCTCTAGCATTTGAAGCTACATCATTTAAAAACTCATCTCCATCGCTACCTACGTCAATTTGTAACATTTTTCCAGTTGATTCATCAGTAGGTGGTTCTGGAAATCTTGACATTTTATGATAGGTACCGAATATAACTGGTACATTTGATTCTTGACCATCCATATAAAAACCGAAACAATATGTACCAACAGCAATACCGGTTGGAGATAAACCAACAGCATCAATCCAATCTGGTACTTGATATTCTTCTAACTCAACTATCTTTTTGTGATTTAAACTAGAAGATTGAATAGCTGAAATAGGATACGCCCATAGTAAATCCTCATCTAATATACCATAACTTTTTTTATTCTTACCTAATTCACCGGTTTGCTCATGAATAACGCGGATTTTTACACGGCCTAGCATTTCCTCGTCGTTAATATCAACAACGCGAGCAATAAACCATTTAAATACATCTCCTAACTTATAATAGCTCACTATTCTAATCCCTTATTTAAACCAATCTTTCTACAATCTAAAATCATTTCATGGCTCATCTGTCCATCTTCACCATTTCTGATCATATGCTTTATATCTTTCACAATAAATCTTCCATTAATTAATTCAGCGTCTTCACCACCTGAGGTAACACCAGCAAATTGTGGAATATTAATACCAACACTATCACCTATCATAATCTCAGTATCACCATATACTCTTATCTTTACGCCGGTTGATAACATTTTAGATCTAAAAGCCCGCTTGAAAGGAATAGTTTTAATATGATCTGAAGCAGGTCTTAATTCATCGAATACAATCATACTTGAGATTGCTGGATATTCATGAACACTTTCGTTAAAGTTTTGACTATTTTGATCTCCTATAGAATCCGAATGCGCATTAAAAGAGAATCCATCGTGTATATTAGTATAATCATGTGTTTCAAAATAATCGCCGTGATAGATATTGAAAGCTCTTACTTGATTACGTATTCCACCGGATAATACACGATCAACTGATGATAACCCATCTAGTCTTTGAAAATCTAGTATATTAAAAGCATTAACTACTTTTTCAAAATCACCACCTTGATTTGATGTATCATAAAAATAATAGAAATCATCTGCATAATCTTCTCTTTCTTTAATTAAATTTTCAATCGTAGTAAAATTGTATTGTTCATTATCTTCATAGAATATAAAAAATGAAGATGCAAATTCTGCAGATACTGCTCTTTCCGTAAGTAAATCTATTACTTGGAAAGGACGTACTCTATTCACAGCGTGATCAAAAAATCCTTTTGTCTTTTCTACGTATACGGGTTTCTCTGATCTCAGATCTACTTGAATACACTGTAACACAGCATCGCTAAACTCCATCTCTTTATATCGCTTAGAAAAAACAATACTACTATTATAAAGAAAATCAAGAGTGACGCATTTTAATTTATAAGATTGTGCATTACCCATTGGATTTGGAGCAATACCTTCTACGCGTTCTACAAAGAACTTATACGCGCATTCTTTTCTACCTTCAGACTGTATAGCAAACTCAACAACCTCTTCACCACCCACCGGAAAATAGTCAAGTAAATCAATTCCATCGTTTACGTAGATATCACATTGCATACAATGTTCATCTAGGGATTCATAAATATCAATTCCTGTTACTAGATTATAGATGTTAATAGGATCTATATCTGGAAATTTATATAACCAGATTGTTTGTTCTAGTATATCAACACTTCCAACGTCTGTACTCATTATGCTTTATTCATCATATCATTAAGTTGTTTATTTAAACTTGATGCATTATCTGCGTCGATGAGAAATAACTCTCGTTTCTTTTCATTTAAATCATTTTCGAAATCGTAAGCATTGACCGCAGAAAAATATACTTCCTCATTTTCATTAATGACTTGGTGTGTAGATACACTATCTGCATCGACTGTATATGTATCGGATGCTCCTCTTTTTGTTACAGTATAATCACTACCGGCGGTCCAATCACCATAGACATGTTGTATTGTTATCGCACTTGTGTTAGCCCAGGTTACAGTTCCATAAACGGAACTATTACTGTCTTTTATAAGGATATCGCCGGCGCTTGCGGCGGCGTCCACGGTCGCGACATTAAAACTAACATACTTATTTGTCGGTACTACGATATCTTCTTTTTGTCTAACATATCCGGAAATACCAAAAGCGTTATATATAGGACCCCAATATTTTTTACGGTCTCCAATTAAATTATTATATTGTTCGGAAGACAAGATCGTATCGTCACTTTCCCAATTATTTTTCCATTGTACAATTGCTTGTAAAGCATAATCAAAGGATCCATATTTTTTAATAATAAATTCTTGGAAATCTTGCTCGTTCAGCACTACCCCATAATACGGATCACTAATATCATTTGCTAGATAGATTAACCAATCAAAATTCACATCGTCGTAATAATTAAATGCGAGGTGTTCTATTCGTTCGCTACTATCCATCGTATAGGTATAGAATCGATTATAATATTCTTTGACCGTCGACGAAATATCTACTCGCTTCATTATATTAAGAGCAGGTGTACCATCATAATCGATTACAGGAAATCTTTCGAAGAATCTTTTAATTGCCATATATTAACCTTGTTCGTCTTCAGAAGTATATTGTTCTATTTCTTGGAATGTCATCGATAATGTAATTGAAACGGGTCTTCCATCAATAAAGAAAGCACTCGATCCTTCTGCTGTATAATTAATAGAAATGTTTGTTATAGCAGATCTTTTAAAGTTACCGTAATCATATATTTCACTACCCTCCCTTATTACATTAGGCTGTACAATATTCGGAAATTTCAAAAATGCTTTACCTGCGCCATTTAATTCAGGAAGAGCGTGTAACTTTATTTCTTTTAGTATCTGCTGTAATACATCACTTTCATCAAAACTACGTGGAATTAATCTCCATACCCAATTAAATTCTCGTAGGTTCAAACCCTTAAAGAATAATGTGGGATGAGGATTAGGTACCATCCCTGCAACACTGGACACTACCCCACCAATAGCTGCATCTTCTGTCATAAATTTTTGTAATGCTAAATACCTTGCTGCATCTCTTGCTCCACTCGCACCTTCTCCAGCAGTTAACTGACCTGCCTGATTCATAATTTGTCGACCACTATCCATTAATCTTCCTTCAGACATTGATCTTGTAGCATCCGCATTAATAGAATCCAATACAGCACCTAACGCTGCTTGATCCTGCTGAGAGTGTATAATGTTATGAGCTACTGTCATGTTTTCCGGTAGAGGCAGATATACCACTATCTGTTCCCCTACACTACCCCCCTTATAAGCGTTCTCTCTCGTATATTCTAAGAACCTTAATTGCAAATAAGCCTGAGTATTCGTTTCTAAATCCATCGGGAACATTAATCCTCCGAATGGCAGATCTAGTTTACCTGTTATTTTATTTGCTGCCTTTCTTACTTTACTATTCACCGTAGACTTTAACTTAGCAGGTATACGATTTCCTAGTGACGAAAAATCTTTGGTGTGTTTAGCAACTGCGCGCGTAATATTTTTTGCTGCTTTGTTATGTGCGATTCCCTTCATGGCTACAGAGGTAATTTTAGAGGCGATCTTTGTGGGTACCCCAGCCCCCTCCAGCTTCGCACCGAGAGCACTACCCACCACTATAGCTGCCTTGTTCCCGCCTCCTAGTGAAGAGAGTTTCCCTGCGATATCTCCTGTAATTCCGCCTGCTTTTCCTAATGATCCAGCGAGGCCAGAGACACTGCTGATCTGCGCCTTTTCTAATAAAGAAGATTTTTGTTTAAGCTGACCTGTGAGTGATCCTACGTCCTTTAATGCGTTATTAGAAATCTTTCTCTTCGTCTTAGAGAGAAGAGCCGAAGCAGGACTTGTCACGGCCTGTGTGACTGTATTAACTGTCTTTGATTTAACGCTATCTACTAGGTTATTATGGAATGACATAAATATCTTATCTCTTAGTGTTTAATTAATCATGGCGTATAAAGGCAAATTCAAACCACGTAATCCATCCAAATATAAAGGCGATCCTACAAACATCATCTATAGGAGCCGATGGGAATTAGTATTTATGGACTACTGTGATTCCCATAAGGATATAATAAAGTGGGCCTCTGAGGAATTCTTTATTCCATATAGGTCTCTCATAGATGGCCGTCTCCACAGATACTTTCCAGACTTCTATATAGAAAAGCTCGATAAGGATGGCCATAAAGAAATCGTAGTCATAGAAATAAAACCGCGATCTCAAACAATTGAACCTAAACCCTCTAAACAAATCACCAAAAGATATTTATATGAAGTCAGAGAATATGGACGAAATATATCTAAATGGAAAGCCGCAGAAAAATTTTGTTTAGAAAGAGGCTGGAGATTTATGATAATGACCGAGAAAGAGCTAGGGATTAAATTTTAATTCTCGCGAAAGGAAACAAAGGGCAACCGGCTTTAAATACGGTTTTTTTTGATGAA